AAACCATTGTCGAAGCCTCAAACTCTAGCGGAATCGTTGAGCGAGAGTCTCCACCAGAAGAAACAAGCAGAGGAAATAAAACAACAAGTGTTGTTGAAGAAGAAACAAGAGGAAGCAATGAATCAGCATCAGGATCAAGTAAAGAAAGAATTGTTGGAGAGTCTAACGGAGAAGACTCTGACCTTGAAGAAACCTCTGTCTCCAGAGAAGAAGATACAGGAACAGAAAGCACAGCTAGAGAAGAAAACTCAAGAGATCCCGAAGAATCTGTCAGCAATCAAAGAGAAAGTCTTGCCGAAGAATCTGTTACAGAAAATAATACAGAAGATACGATCTCTGTTTCAATAGAATCTATACGAGAAGAAGTAAATAGAACAGTAACAAATGTTGCAGAAAGAATAAATAGGATCAACATATTGGTAGCTAAGGCTATGCAATCTCCGGTATCTATTGACTCTTATGGAAATGTAAATCAAAATATATTTAATAATCAATTGAATATTGATGGAGGTAATTACTATGACCAAAGAGAATATGTTGATACTAGAAATATATATGCTGAAATTCAAAACAAGTATGACGATCCTGTGGCTAAACATGAAGCAAATGTTCAGAAAGCTGTGGATGAAGTTATAAGAAGTGAAATACATTTAAGGAGAATACGTGGATATTAAAATAATTACAGGTGCTATTGGTTTAGTTATTACTTTAGGTGGATTGTTTGTCTATCAAGGACAATTAATTCAAAGAGTTGAGGTGTTAGAATCAAGATCAGCGCCAAACATTAAACCTTTGGAACAAGATATAGCTGTTAATAAGGCTGAGATTGCTGTACTTAAAGCTAAAGTAGATGAGATTAAAGCTCGATCTGATAATCCATTATCTAATTGAGCAAAGTCCAGTTAATATAATTGCCAGATCCTACCTCATAAGCAGATAGTAACTCTTCTTCTGTGCAGTTATATTTTTCTTCAAAGCCTTTACGACCAAGCCCATGATATCCTATCTTGTTTTCTCTATGATGTTTTGTGCAAAGCGGAACACATTTAATATTCCTTTGAGACATTCCCATTCCTTTTCTAAGATGATGTATCTCAGTTGGTGTTGTTTGTTTTTCATTTAGTTTTTTGCATAGGACACAGCCATATTCTTTCTGCATCCTATACAATTCCAGCATTTTTTTATTTGGTTTTTTTCTTTTCATTTTTTTTCTTACCAAATATTTTTTCAAAGTTCTGGTCAAACTTTTTTTTATTGAAAGGTCTGTAAGTACTTCCTTTACTCATTAACAACCTTTAAATTTCTATATTCCTTTTTGTTACCTTTAGCCAGATACCCAAGCTCACACAATCTTCTAACTATAGTGTATGCTTGACTCTCGGCTATTAAGTTACAGTCATCTGTTATTTCCTTGTAAGTAGGAGCTTCGTTATAAACAACAATACAATGTTTAACATAACGAAATACTTTTGATTGTAATTTTGTCATTAGAATGGCGGCTCCTCAGATTTTCTCACTGGTTCTTGGTCTAAAACAGATCCACCTGTTGTAGCATTTGGATCAGCTAATTTATTATCAGACTTGTTTCCTAAGAGTTCAATATTGTAAGCCTTAATAATTACTTTCTTTACTCCGTTTTTGTCTTTATAATAATCTAATGCACCCTCTACATAAATCTGTGTTCCTTTAGACATGTAAGGTGCAAGTTTTTCTAAAGCATCTGGTTTATTTTTTTGCGACCAAAATTGTATGTCGTTATGCCATAGAGGTTCTTTGCCTTTGTTAGTATATTTTTCTGTAGCAATTGAAAAAGACAGAAAAGTATTGCCTGTACTAGCTGTCCTTATCTCTGCATCTTGTCCTAATTTTCCTATTAATTGTATCTTGTTAAGACTTCCCATTGTTTTCTCCTTGTAATGTTGATCTGTAAACTTGTCCGGCAAGCTGTAATCTAGCCATTGCTTTTTTACTAAACACATTGGTTGCTTCACTCCAATTTTCTTTTATCCATGCATCTAAAAATTCTTCAGTAGGCTGAGACTCCAAATCTTTTATATAATCTTCAATATCATATAAATCAGATTCTTCATCTTTGCCAGAAGCCATTAAAAATAATTTCATAAAACAATATTTCATGGCATATGATTGTGCTTTGCCTATGCCTTTATCTTGTTTATCTGAACCCTCTCCATATGCAGACACAACAATTTTATCTTCTTGATTATCTGCATCGTATATAGTTACATCGCATCTTATTGAAGTAAGATCCCCATGTCTTTGGTAATCAGAAAATGTAGGTATAGAAATTATCCCTTGTGTTTTTATTATGTCTGTCATCTTAGCTGAAACAGCATTATGACTAACTGTTGGATATTTCATTCCATCTTTTTGTTCCGCTTGAACAACTCCAACTTTTTCTATACATAATTTTATTTTATTTAGTAATGTTAATTTTTTTTCAGTCATTGTTATTTCCTCTCTGCTAAAACTTTAGTTAATATTTTTTTATCTTTTTCAATATCAGAATGTCTATCTGATATTTCATTTCTTAATAACTCAACTATTACATCAAGATCAATATCATAAAGTCCTTGATCTAACTCAAGTCTCACCCAGTATTGAGTATTACCTTTTGATTTAAAATGAATATCCAATTCACATTCATCTGAATTAAATTGCTGTATTGAATTATTAAAAGAAAGCTGATAAGCCTTTCCCTCTACATGTATAATGGTATATTCTTTATCATCATGACATGTAAAAGGAACTGACATTGTTTCTTTTGGTGATAGAAATTTTACTACGCTCATTTATTTTTCCTCTTTAGTTTTGATTTCTGTAACAGCTAGCCTACCTAGTTTGTTACGTTTAATTTCTAATCCCTCGCCAACTGCATGTCTGCAATCATCTGGAATTAAAGATTTCATTTGTACTTTACACTCATTGTGTAATGTATAATTCTCTTTAGTTTCTTTGTATTGTTTAGCACAAGCTATCCAATTTTTATTTTTACTCATGTCGTATCTAATCATTCCGTCTAATGCTATGTTGTTAGGAACTTCTGGAACTAAATCTTCAAATCCTTTTGGTTCTGTTTTAGTTTCAACATACTTCCAGAAAGCTGATTCATATTTGTAAAGTCTTTCTTGAAATTGTGGATCTGATTCTATTACAGTATGTTCATGCCTGTTGTTGCCAAAGATAACTGATAAATAGATTGAGTCTGATTCATCATGCATCATGTAATGTTGTAATTGTGCATAATAATATTCAGCTACTTTTTCTAGTGTGTTATTTGCATGAGTATGTTTAGCTTCAACTAAAACATTAGTGTCATCATGTTCTATAACACCATCGCAATTTGATCTCATAAAATCTTTAGGCGGTATAACAACATCTCTTGTTATAGATTGATCTAATTCTTTAGCTAAAAAATCTAGGTTAATTTGTTCAGTAGCTATTCCTATTTGTACAGGTAGCACTCCAGATAAATCTTCTGGTTCTGCTAACCCCATTTTTTCTTTCCAAAGATTGAGCCAGTCTCCATTCATTAAACGGACAGCATCACTACCACCGATACCCTTTCTTCTGTGTTCATGCCATTGTTTTGTTTTGTTTTTCATATATCCTCCAAGTTTTATATATATGTTAGATAAGTATTATACCATATTATGTGTTGCCAAGTAATTTATTTCTACTTTTTAATGGCAAATTATCAAAGTTTTCTTTTGTTTCTAAGCTCCGATAAGCTTCAACAAATTTGTCTCTGAGTTTTTCATAATCTTTTTCTAGAGTTTTGTTGATGTTGTTGCCGCCTAAAATTTTAAATACTTTAAGTGCAATAGTATCCTTAACTTCTTTTCTGTCTAGAAAGTCTTTCAAATGTTTTTCTATTCTTAAATTAGATTCGACCAGATGTTTCATTATGTCGCAGACTTGTGGTTTCCATTGGCTTGATTGAGTATGTACTGCAAATGATTTGATACAATCCTCAAAGTTATAAGTCCTTAATGCTATCCAGAAAAAACCTTTTTGCATGTCGTTCAATGCTCTTTGTTTTGGATACTGCATTTCAATCGCAGATATAAATTTTCTAAACTCTTGTTCTGTCATTGTTATTCCCCTTTGGTTTTAGTGCTGTTAGTTTTTGTTTGCTTTGTAATCTTGTTAAATAGTTTATCAATTTTTTATAATCAATTGAGTCAGCCTCGCTTGATCTTGATCTAAAATATTTATCGTCAACAACTTCGTTATATAATCTTGCATAAAATCTTTTGTAATTATTGTTTAGTTTATATATATCTTTACTTGATTTTTTTACATCAAAAATAATAAAGTGTCTTGCTATATTCCAGATACATTCAATACCAACTTCATGTCCTTTGTTTCTGTATGCTGTTGTATAATCGTATATCATTCTCCATACATGTTGATTCGCCAGATGATAGTTTAAAAATTCTTGAAATCCCTCAACATTACATGATCTAATTTCATTTTCTAATGACTCGAATGTTTGAAAGTTATCTTTATATATGCTCATCATCTTTGCCTCGCTTTTTTCCAATGTCTTGTTAGTGTAATAGGTACTTCTAGTATTTTATTGCTTGGTTCATGTATCCAATGCTCTACGTTCTCGCATTCAGTATTCAATAATTTACAATCTTTTTGTTTGTATATTACATCACCATATTTATCTACGTTTTCCTCATGAGTATCACCATTATTATTATATTTCACTTTCATTAGCTTTCTCCGAACATTTACTACAGATGTGTTTCGTAACTCTGAACCCATGCACTACTATCGTGGGAACACCACCTCTATTCTCAACAGTTTCCTTGCTTGGACTTCCAAATGAGATAGACTTTTTTGAATACATACTACCTTTCTCAATGATTGATTTACATTGATAGCAATCGTATTCTTTTCTTGCTCTTGTTAATTTAGTCATCTTTAAAATCTCCCTTAAGTAGTGGTTGTGCATCATCTCCATATTCTGTGCCATCATAAGTAACCATAATGCCATCTGGATATTGATACTCTTTACCCTCATCTTTTATCTGTGAGTCTTGATAGATGTCTGAAACTTCTTCTTCTGTTAGCTGTCTATCGCTTTCAATAAACCATGACCTTACATCAACAGATGACTCACTTACTTCATATATATATTTTTCGCTCATTATTTATATCTCCTTGTTAATTTAATATTTGTTTTAGATTTGGATATTTTTCTCGCCAAAATTTTGCATTATATGAAAAATAGCCAATATACTTTTTATTTCTATACACTTTAGGTGGTATAAAATTGTGCATATCTAAATTGTATTCCTTAACAAAATCATTAACCATTTCTTTCAACTGAGATAGTTTTTTACAATCAACACTTGTAAATATAATTGTTTCAGAATATTTTCTACATTTCATTTTTTTTATTTTATAAAAAACTTTTTTAGCTTTCATAATATATTTCCTTGTTAATTTATTGTTGCTACAATGTTTATATATTCTCTTGTTTTAATATGCTTAAAGTAATGTGTAGCTCCTATGCTATACATATACATATAATCATTAAACAAATCTATTGTTCCTTGATATGAATTTACAACTTGGTCGCAAACATCAAAGACCAAATCTGTGTCAGTTTCGAATTTCATTTCCATTTTATATCTCCTTGTTAACTTACTCGTCATACTTAAATTCCATATGCATATCTTCTAATGTATCTGCAAATTCTTTTTCTAATCTGTTTTTAATTTTTATTAATGTTTGCATATAAAAAGTATTGAGAGCATCTTGTCTGCCTTTGTTGTATGATAGCTCACATCTAACATCTGGCATCATTTGTTTTTTTAACCATTCTCTTGGTAATTGTTTCTCTATTATATGAAGATCAGCATTCATGCATTCACTAATAGTTTTAATAATATTTAATTGATCATTTTCTTTCATGTGTTCTTCTCCTATTTATTTCTGGAAAATCATAAGCATTAATAATATCTGTCGCTTGATCTTCGCTCATTCCATGCGATCTAAATCTTTTGATCGCGTCTTCTGTGCTGAGTCCCTCCTCCAAAGAACTCAGCAGAATATCGTTGAATAATTTACTCATTTTTTAATTCTCCTCTAGCAACCTTTACATCAATTAATCCATGTTTTTTTGCTAGTTTATGAAAAGCAGACCTAGTATCCTTATCAGATTTACTCCTGAACACTTCTTTACCTTTAAGGGTTATGATTAAATCTTTAACCATTTATTCCCCCCAGTTTAAAACATCTTTTTTATTACAATTTTTTTCATCTATCCAATGAATATAATCATGATAAAGACTAAATTTTGATGTGTTATCTTTTTTGCATAATTCATTTAATGAAGTAGATTTGAAATGATCTCCATATCCATATTGAAACCCAACCTTTAAAACTTCACCATTTTTAACGTCTGTTATTTGAACACTAAAATATGTATTTCCGTTTGGCTTGTCTCTCCATTTTTTAGAATGTGCTATATATTTAATCATTTTTTTCTCCAAGTTGTTAAAGTTGTCCAGATACAAGCAATCCAGAATACTAAAACTAATATTCCGAATATGCTTGCAAAATAAATATTAATATACAATGCAATCTCCAATCCCAATCTCATTGAGATAAGCATTGTATTGTTCTATCGCATCTTGTTCGCTGATCGCGTGTAATGTGTACTCAATATTAATATCTGGGTTCTGATCGATCTCGATCTCAGTCTCCGGAGAATTAATATATTTTAATTCATATCCGCTCTCAGTTTCTAATATAAAATATTCAAGTAGTTTCATAGTACCTCCAAGTTAATATACTATACTAGTATTATACTCATATTATATATTAAAAGTCCAGATGAATTATATTTAATTTCAATATAAGCATTTACTAATATAAGAAAATTCGGCTAGACAATATGGCACTTGTGACTATAAAGACCATATGAGTAAGAGCCATACTATCAGCCGTAGGCAATTGATAAAGGATATGGCTCGCAATGAATATGCAACATGATCTAGTAGATCAGTTAGGCTCGATCGCAAGACGATCTCGTTCTCATTATTCCAGACACAGCAAGTCTGTCTGCAATAATCGAGATTGTTTTATTGCCACCAGTAGATTACTATTGAGTTATGAACCTGAAGCCGCAAAAGAAAGAGATCAACCCAAGAGCAAAGAAGCTTGTGGATATACTCGTATCTAAGGGATGCACTATAACAGAGGCTTCATATCTGGCTGGATACAAGGGGAACAGTGCAAGGGTATCAGCTAGTAAGATGCTACATAAACCAGAAGTACAGGAATACTACCGAAGCCAGATCCAACACCGGCTTAACATATCTACCGGTAAAGCAGTTAACACTCTAGCCCGGCTAACTACTGAGGCTAAGTCTGAGTATGTTCAGCTTGAGGCTAGCAAAGACATTCTAGATAGGGGAGGGTTCAAGGCTCCGGACAAGCATATGCATCTTCTATCTGGGGATTTCAAGGTTAACATAGACCTCAGCTGATCTCCCCTACCCTATCGGGTAGCCACCGAGCCCACCCTAAAGCAGCACACTCTGTGTACCTAAGAATACTCAGCCACTAGGCTTCGTATGATACCATAGCACTGGCGTTGCCAGTACCTACTACCACCCCCCACAAGATAATGATCGTACTACACTCACAGAGGGGTGGGGGTTAGAAATTGGGTTTGTCGGGGAAGTAGAGGTAACTCAATCTCTACAGACCTCAAAAAAGCTCGGTAACACCCCTACAACCAAACAACAATAGCGCGATTCAAAAAAATTTTTACCTTGAAATAGCTCGTTGATTACTAGTAGAATAAGGATATGGCTGAAAAAGATAAGAAACAAAAGTTTATTGATTCACTTTACACACCCCCATCGGGCAGTAAGCTGGTATCAGATGCTATGTTAGCAATTCCCACAGGCGCTGGGCTTAAGATACTAGATACCGTTATTGGAGGTTTCAAGGCTTATAAGACTTATACGGCTGGCTCTAAAGCTGTGGTATCTGGACTGCTCAAAACGGATAAGAAAGTCTTTGATGTTGAATCTGGAAAGATTGGCAAAGTAGCAAAAACAGCAACGGATGCTTTTGTTAGAATTAAAAACCCAACCGCTGCCAATAAAAGAGATTATGTGCAAATCAAAAAGATGGTTAATACCGCAAAGACTGATCTCGATAAACAATTTAAAATAACCAGTAAAGCTCGCCTAGAGGGATTGCTTGAGAGCAATTCAATGGTGGGTAATACTTTACTTAAAAAAGGCACAGGATCTGTAGTAGGCGATATACTTGGAGCTTATGGTGCAACCGAATACATTAAACGTAATGAGAAACGATGAGCAGACGATCTGAAAGACGTAAAGCCGCTAAAGATAAAAGAGATAAAGACAAATGAATAGAGTATCTAGATTACAAAAAAGAGCCGATGCGATAACAAAAAACGATGCTAAAAACGCCAGAGCCGAGCGTAATAACAAAGTCAAACTCTACATTGAGGTTAAAATGGCTCGAGGACATTCAAGAGAAGATGCAACTCGTATGGCAAAAGAACTGATTGATGGACAATAAATGGCTCATTCGATAGAGAAACTCAATAAGTACTCATTTGACGGTCTTAAAAAGCTCAGACAAGCCGTTAAACTCAGATACATGTCAGACTACCCAAAAGAATTTATGACCGATTATGAGGCTGATAAGGTCCTTGAAACCCTTAAACCAGAAACATTAGAGATGTTGCATAAGATGGTAGTTAACAAAAAGGTTATAACAGACAATGGCATCGTTAAACTATAAGCCAGATGGCGATACGATAAAGCAATTTATGAAAGATCAATCATTCTTTAGGGGACTTCGTGGTCCTGTAGGGAGCGGTAAGTCGGTTTCTTGTTGTATTGAAATACTAAGAAGAGCCTTAGAACAAAAGGTTGGCGAGGATGGTAAACGTAAATCTAGGTGGGCTGTTATTCGTAATACCAATCCACAGCTTAAAACTACAACCATTAAGACTTGGCTAGACTGGTTTCCAGAAGATGAATGGGGAAAGTTTGCTTGGTCAGTTCCCTATACCCATCACATCAAAAAAGGCGAATTAGACTTAGAGGTTATCTTTTTAGCCCTTGATAGACCAGAAGATGTGAAAAAACTGTTATCTTTAGAATTAACAGGCGTATGGATTAACGAAGCAAGAGAAATACCTAAGTCAATCATTGATGCTACTACCATGAGAGTAGGTAGATATCCCTCTATGAGAGATGGTGGACCGAGTTGGTATGGCGTTATTGCTGATACTAACCCTCCAGATACAGATCATTGGTG